GGAGTGCCGCGCGGATCCGGGCGGCGCCGCCGCGGGCCTGCGCCTGCAGCTGCTGCACCTCCGCGGTGAGCGCATCAATCTCGACCTGTTGGCGCCCTTCCGCGATTGCGATCCGGAGTCGCGCCTCCGCTTCGAGCCAGCGCCGTTCGTAGTCCCGCTCGCGCTGCGACTCCTGGGCCGCGGCCTCGGCTTGTGTCCGCGCGGCCTCGCCCTCAGCCTGTGCCTCGCGCACCGCGGCCGCGCCCTCGGCACGGGTCGTCGCGCGGGCCACGCGTACCGACGGCGCCGCGGCGGCGCGCAGCCGCTGCAGCATCCGGATCTCCGCACGCAGGACCTCGTCGCGATGCTCCGCGGTGACGGCGTCCCGCGCCTGCTCGGCGAGCTGCACGGGGTCGGTGAGCAGCGACCCGCGGCGCTCGACCATGCGCCGATCGGTCTCCTGCTCGATGACGGTGTCAATCGGGACGGCGCCGCTGAGCGCGTCGACGAGCGCCCGGCCGTCGGCGAAGCCGAACAGCTCGGCGACGACGTCGGCCGGCAGACCGCCCAGCACGCTGTAAAGCGGCGGGACGCCTTTCGGGAGCGTCGCGAGAATGCCCTTACCGAATTGCGCGACGAGGGCGTCCTTGTTGAACGTGGGGCGTGGCTGGACGTCCGGGAGCGGCGTGCCGTCGGGCTGTTGGCCGCGGCGCATGGCCGCGAGTGCGCGATACACCGGCTGCTGCCGGATCTCGGCGTCGACCTCGGCGTGCACGGCTTGGCGCTCCTGGGTCCACGCCTCGGTCTGCTCGCGCGCGAGCTCGCGCATGATCTGCGCCTGCAGGCGACCACGGGCCTGCGCGGAGGCCGCGGCGACCTTTGCGCGATAGCCGGTGAACTCGGCCTCGGGGACGCCGGCGGCCGCCGCGTCGAGGAAGAGCGGCCGCACCTGGGCGTCGGCCTCCGCCGCGGCGATCGCGTCCTCGGTGGCGACCATGCGGTCCATCACCGCGCGCACGTCGTCGGTGAGCGGCACGCGGCTGCGACGCAGCTGCCGGTAGATCGCGTCCAACCAACTCCAGAACCGCGCAAAGAGCGGCTGCAGCTCCGGCGTCGGGGCCTTCCCTTCGGCCAGATAGTCCTCGAACGCGTCCGCAAAATCTTCGTGATGGGTGCGGCGCTGCTCGTCGGTCAGCGCGCGCCACGCGGCGACATCGCCGTCGAAGCCAAACCGGCGCAGCAGCGTGGCCATGTCGGCCCGCTCTTGATCGGTGGCCTTCGGCTGGAGGGCGAGCTCGGAGCGCAGCTCGAGAAACAGGTGGGCGAGTTCGTGGAGGAACGTCGAGCGATTGGCGCGCGGAAGGAGCTTGATGAGGCGCGTCAGAGGATCGAACGCGCCGAAGGGCTGATCGTCGCCCTGGGTTAGCGGCTTGGGACCGGTGCCTCGCGCGGCGTCGGTTCCGCCGCCCGCTTGGCCCTCGCCTCTCTGATCCGCTGACGCATCGCTTCGTGCTTCGCCACGACCTGTTCGTCCGTCAGGCCGTAATCCGTGTCGTCCTGCTCGGTCAAGAAGTCGCCGGAATCGTTCGGCATCGGGCAGTTCCTCCTGGAGTCTAGCCGCGGTGGCTTCGAGCGACTCTCCTGCTCTAGTGTATCGCAGTGCAACAAGTTGCTCGCGGGTGATCTCGTGCGGTGCTGATCCGGTGTTGTCGTACATGCGCACGGTGACGCGCGAATCGTCGGCGTACTCCGCCGAAATGCGCAGGAACGTCTCCTGCGCGCCGACGTGGTCCTCAGCCACGCGTTCGAGCGGAACGGTCCGCCCAGTTTTCTGTGCACGGTCTGCGACGCGCGGGACCGCCTCGTGAAACGGCAGGTGCACGTACACCAACTGCAGGTCGCGGCCGGTGCCGAGCGCGTCTTCGATGCGCTGCTTGGTCGACGCATAGCGCCCATGGACCCCATCACGCACGACGTCGGCGGCGTCGACCTCGGGCCGCATCACGCCCTTCTGAATCGTGCTCTTCCCTGATCCACCGCCACCCGCGAACAGGAGGACCGGGCCGGTCGGCTGCGCGGTCAACCGCTCTTCCCAGAGCCGATCGATGAACGCGCTCGCGGGATCGTGTGTCGCATCGCCCCACGCGCCGCGATCGGTGACGTAGTCCTCAGAGAGCTCGCGGACGTCGTCGACGTTGAGGATCTTCCCGCCCTGCGTGTCGGCGATCGCCGCGTAGGCCGCTTCCGCATCCGGCTGTGCCAGCCGGTCCGTGAAGCGGTCGTGCACCGCCTGCTCCTCCGCCTCGAGCTCGGTGTAGGGTGGCGCCTGAAAGAACTCCGTGCGCGGTTCGCCAGGGCGGCGCGCCGCTGGCACGTTCGCGAGGGTGTCCTGCAGCTGTCGCTCGAGCGCGGCGACGTCGCCCGCGGTCGGCGCACGCTGGGGCGTCGTCGAGGGTTCGACGAGCTGCGGCTTGGGATAGCGGATGCTGATGATCTCGCCGGTCGGCAGCGTCGCCGGCAGCTGCGCGTAGTCCGGCGTGAACGTCTCGGGCGCCGCAGGTGTCTCGGGCACCGGGATCCCGCGCGCCTCGAGCGTGCCGGCGGTGACGGTGGATCGATCGAGCGCGCCGCCGTCGACGTTGTAGAGCGCCATCGGCGGGCCGTCTGGCGTCTCTTGCCACCCAAGGAACGTGGCCCCTTCGCCGGCGTCGTTCCTCGCCACGACCGTCTCGGGACTGGCGCCGATCGTCTCGCTCCCGGCGCCGATCGTCTCGGCCGCCGTGACGGCGCCGCCGCTGCGCGCGGCCCAGGCGCGGAATCGACTGAGGGCCGTCTCACCCTCGCGCGCGGGCAACGCCTCAAACATCGAGGCGACGAGCGCGCCCTGCGTCGCCGCATCCTGCGGGGTGTAGCGCCCCGTCGCGGTGAGCCGCGCGGTGACGTCCTGGACAATCGCCTGGCGGTCGGCCGCGGCCTGCACCGGTGCCGCGCTCTCCTCGCGTACAGCGTTTTGCTGTACGGCCGCGGCCTGCGCCTCGACCTGCGCCTGCGTCTCGCGGGCGTTGGCGTGATCCGGGGAGAGCCGCAACTCCTGCGCGAAGAACGCCTCGTGCCCCGTGCCGGCCATTTGGGTGAGATAGCGCGCGGTGGGGATGGCGAGATCGCTGCTCGCCGGCGAGGCCATCGCGAGGCGGTACGCGTCGGGATCGCCGGTGAGCGCGAACGCCACCTGCGCGGGGTTCTCGCCCTTGGATTGGAAGTACGCCGTGAAGGTGTCGGCGGGCGCATAGACGTGCGTGAGGCCATCCTTGGCCGCCTGCTCGACGAGGGCGTGAAAGGCCTCGGGCGCGCGCTCGCGCGTTTTCGACGCCGCCGCGGCCGCGTGCAGGTCCTCGAGGACTTGCTGCTGCGGCGAGCCACCAGCCACGCGATTGAGCCCGTGGATCGCCGACGTTTGCAGACCGGTGGCCACGATCGTGGCGACGAGCGTCTCGGCCGCCGCACTCGGGCGTTCCCTGAGATACTCCGTGAACGGCTTCTGTGTGTTCTCAGGCAGCACGACCCAGTCCGCCAGGTCCTGGAACACCGTCGCGATCTCTTCGCCGAGCACCTCCTCCTTGAGTTGGTGCGTGAGGAGCCGCCGGAACCCTGCGTTGGTCGCCAGGTCGCCGAACAGCTTGTTGGCGGGCGTCAGCTCCGTCGCCACTTCGACGGCGGCCTGAAAGGAGCCGTAGCCGACGGCCGTTTCGACCGACAGGCCTTTGTTGCGCGCCGTGCCGTAGGCGCCACCGAACGACAGCGCGCCCATCCCCGTCAGCATCGGCGCGGGACTGCGCGTGAGGAGCGAGAGGGGCAAGAGCAGCGCGTTCTGCGTCAGCGACTGCACCCCGCCAAGGACGCCGCGCTCGATGAGGCCTTCCGCCCCGGTGCGTCGCTGTTGTTGTTGCGAGACGGCCTGGAGATGCTGGCGAATCCCGGCCACGATGTCCGCGCCTGGCGCGGGCTGGGTGAAGGCGGCCGCGCGCGCGGCGCGCGCCTCAGCACGGGACATCCCGCCCGCGATGAGCGCCTGCTCGGCCTCACGGCCGCCTTCATGTTGCGCGACTTCGAGGAACCCCTGCAGGGTGCCGTAGAAGTTCGCGGATGCGCCGTAGAAGCCGGCTTTCGTCTCGCCCACGAGCTTGCCGCCGAATTGCAGGGTGCGCTCGAGCATCGACAGGGGCTCGTGGTCGTCCTGCGCGATCGCGGCGTGGGTGGGCTGCGACAACCAGGTGGCGAGCGCCGGCGTGTCGCGGATCACCGCCTCGTAGTCGCGCCCGTCGATCGTCGCGCGCTTGCGCACGTCGTCGAGGTTGCGCAGCACGACGTCGTCGGGCAGTCCGGTCTGCTGCGAGAGGCGCTGGGCGGCGGCGGCCCGGTCGGGCGTCGTGTCGAGCGCGGTCCGCTCGCTGACGCGCAGCTGCGCTTCGCGATCGCGCGCCTGCTGCTGCAGGAGGGCGTCATACGGGTTTGCCGTCGGCGCCGCCGTCCGCTCACCCGCGAGCCCTTGGAGCAGCGCGTCGTATTGGTTCGCCGGCATCAGCGCGCGCTCCCGGCGGCCAGCTTCTGGAGATACAGCTTCAAGCGCTCGACGTCGTTGACCGGCCGTCCCGCGCGGCGTAACGCGTCATCGATCTGGCGCCGGTCGGTGGCGGGGATCTCCGCGGCGGCGAGACGATGGCGTGCCCAGTCGGGGAGATCGCGCGGCGCGACGTCGAAGACGCGCTGCGGGTCCCCCCCGACGTGGACCTCGATCAGCAGCGCGTCGGCGAGCCGCTCGATCTCCTCGTTGGTGACCTTCTTCCCCGTCTGGCCCTGCAGCGCCGCCACGCGCGTATCGAGCACCGACAGGAAGCGATCGGCGCGGGCGCGGTCGCCACTCTTCCGTGCGGCCTCGCTGTCGCTCGTGTTGATGCCGACCTTGCGCAGCGCGCCCTCCGCGATCTGCTGGTTGGTGCGGAATCCGTCGAGGGCGTCGGCCGTCTTACTCTTGAGCAGCTGCTCGCGCTCGTTGAGGATGCGATTGACGTTCGCCTGTCCGACGTCCGGGAGCATCTTCAGGATCTCGCCGTCCGTCATCGCCCTGAGTTTGGCGGGATCCGCCTTCAGCTCGAGATACGTGTCGTACCCGCGTTCCTCGAGCTCGCGCTCGGCGCGCTGCGCCTGGGTGTAGGCGCGCGATTCGCGCGACGCCGCGAGCGATTCTTTGTGCTCCGCTTCTCTGCGGTAGTAGTCGATGACCTTCAGCTGCTCCTCGCCCGGTGCCAGGCGGAACTCGGGCATCAGCCGCACCGCGGACAGGGATTTGTTCGACGCGACGGCCGACCACAGCGTCGAGTCGGTCGCGTTCTTCCGCTCGCGCCGGGCATCGTCGACGCCCTGCTTGCGATCGCGCAGGTACTGCACCGCGGCGCGCATGGCTTTCGGGTCCTTCTGGAACTTCGCGCGTGCGGCGGCCTCCATCTTGTCGAGTTGAATCGGCGAGATGTCGTCGCCGACGTCGGGCGCGCTCTTCGCCCAGATCGCATCGGCGGCCGCGAACGCGCGCGCGTCCCTCGAGCCGTTCTCGAGCTTCACTGCCAGGTCGGCCCGCTGCGGCGCGGCGATGTCGTCGCGAACCTCCGTGAAGTACTCCTCGGCGGCGAGGTCGTCCTGCTTCGCGATGAGCTGCTCGATCACGCCGACGTGTGTGGCGGAGGCGAGCTTCTGCATCAGCGCGGTGCCGCCCTCGGGTCCGAGCTTCAGGCGCTCGGCGTAGCGCTCGATCGTGCGGCGCTGCATCGCGAGCTGCTCGGCGATCGCCGCCACGCGTTGATCGCCCGGCAGGTTGACAGCATGCGACGCCGCCTGCACCGAGCTCTCGAGCGTCGCGTTCACCTCGCCGACCTCGTACTGCGCGAACTGGCTCGAGGCGTGGCTGTCGTACTGGTCGGTGAACGACGCGCGTCGGCGATCGCGCAGCCGCGTCAGCGCGAGCTGCTGCTCGGGGTTTTTGGCCGCCTTGAGGATCTCGTCGGCCGACGTATCCCACTCGGTCGTGTACTGCTCGCGCAGGTCCATCGGCTCGCGGCCGCCCTTGTTCAGAGCGCCGCGCTGCGCGTCGTGCAAGTAGAGCGTGTCCAGGTCGTTGAACTGCCGCTCGGCGGTGAGCTCGGTGAGCTCGTTGGCGCGCTGCCGCTCGGCCATCTGCCGCTTGCGGACCTCGTTGAGGCCGGCGGAGCCGAGCCGCGCGAGCGTCTCCCCGAACTGCCCGCCGGCCGCGTCGGGGGTGAGCGCCGCGTCCTTCTTTTGCCCGCTGATCGGGTCGGTGCCGACCCGCTGCTGGCCGTAGGCTTCAACGCGCGGCATTACGCGACTCCCTTGTTCGGCACCTGCGTGGTGCCCCACCCATACCGATCGAGCAGGAGCGACCCCGCCCCGCCGAGCAGCGTCGAGGCCGCGCCCCACCGGCCGGCGCTCTTGGCGATCTGGCCGCCCCTGCGCGCGTTCTCCGCTTGCGTCTTGTAGCCCTGCGCCTCGCGCTCCGCATTACGGCGGATCCGCTCCATGTCCGAGGCCCCGAGCCGCTCGGCGTCCTGGCGCACGTCGACCGCGCTGCCGACGTCGACGTCGACGTGCTGCCCGCTGAAGCCGGCGCGCTGCGTGCCGATGAGGCCGCGCACCTGGCGACGAAACGCGCTGACCTCCTCCTCGCCGCGGCGCGTCGCGTCGACGGCCTGCTGCTCGGCGACGCCGGCGTTGAAGTCGGCGATCTTCTTCTGGTCGTTCCCTGCTTTGACCTGCGAGCGCGCGCTCATCACCGTGCCGGCGATGAGTGACCCGATCGCGAGTGCCGTGCCCACAGCCATCGCTACCCTCCCAGCCCGTAGTGCGGCAGCAGCGCCAGCACCGTGAGCGGCGTCGGGTCGGTGTGGCGGATGCACACGCGCCCGTGTTCGGTGAAGTAGGTCTGCGGCGTGAGCTCGACGCGGCCGGTGAAGGGCGTGTCGTTGACGTTCCAGAGCCGCGCGTCGACGGTGCGCAGGTGCGCGAAGTCCGGTCCGACCTGGAACCCGCGATAACTCGCCTCGAGCTCGAGACCGACGCGGATGATGCGCTTCTGCCGCTCGCGCAGCGCGGGATCGCCGTCGAGACTGAGGGACTCCAGGTCACACGTGATCGGGAGCCCGACGTGCACGACGGAGGCCGCGGCCGGCAGCGTGATCGCGCCGGACGCGCCGATCGTGAACGTGCCGGCGAGCGCGACGCCGTCGGCGAACACCCGGACGACCTTGTTACGGAGATGCGAGAGGCCGGTGATCGTCCCGGTCGCGACGCCGTCGTAGGTGACCGACGCATCGAGGAAGCACGCGTCGACGACGTCGGCGTAGTCGCGCGACGTCAAACGCTCGATGTAGCGCACCGTGTCGAGGTCGCCATCGCCGTCGACGTCGATCGATCGGTTGACCACGACGTAGACCGCGTCTTCCTGGTCCTCGGGGATCGCACACACCTGCTCGAACGATCCGTCGGTCGTGTGCCGGTGCCAGCCCCACACGTCCTCGTCGGGGATGTAGGTGAGCCCGAGCAGCGCGCCGTCGTTGCGCACGCACCACACGACGGCGTCCGGCACCATCGCGAAGTCCATGTCGACGATCGACTTACCCTGCTTGAACAGGTGGTCCGAGAAGATCGTCAGGTCCCGGCCACTGAGCCCCTGCGTGCGCTCCTGATAGGAGAGCTCGCGCAGCACGGTGCCGCGGCCCTGGACGAACAGCAGCTTCTCGCCGTAGACGACTGGTGTGACGAACGCGCTGCCGACAAAGCCCTGCTGCAGCGGGTTGATCGTGGTGGGCGTCAGCACGTCGTCGGCGTCGCCCTGAATCACCCACTCGCCCATGTCGGTGAGCATCACGAGCTGCTTGAGGCTCACCAGATGCACGACCGGCTGCAGGTACTGGCTCACGGTGCGCCAGGTGATCGCGTCGTCATCCTGGAGCGGCGATCGCCGCGAGAAGTTGCTCACCAGGCCGACGCGCGACGCGTGCACGATGTCGCGCGCGTTGTGCGTGCCGGCGAAGACGCGCCGCTGGTTGTGCGTGACGCTGACGGCCGGATAGTCGTTGGCCGCGTTGAAGAGGATCCGCGGCTTGGGGGGCGTGAACGCCAGGTCCGGCACCTGGCCGATGTCGCGGAAGGTCACAATGCCGGTCGCCGTGCCGATGTAGCCGAACGTGCCGTTCGCGAACGCGTCCTCGTACACGTTGTATTCGGCGGCGCCGGTGACGGCCGACCAGCTCACCACATTCGGCGCCGCGGGCGTGCCCTCGGCGGCCCCGACGATCGTGGTGACGGACGACGCGACCGACTCCTCGAGGGTGGTGGCGTCGACGGCCGTGATCACGTAGCTGAGCGTGCGCGTGCCCGCGGCGCCCGCCACCGAGCCCGGCCCCGCCGGCGCAGCGACCGTGGGCGCGGTGCTGATCGTGCGCAGCACCCACCGCTGTTGACCCTGATACACGAGCTCCATCGGCGGATAGTTCAGGTGCGTCAGCGTGACGACGGAGCCCTGCTGCGACCAGCAGAGCGGCGCCGGGTTCTGAAACGCGCCCGCGGGATAGGGCGTCGGGATCTCGAGAATGGTGCCGGTGAGCGGATACCAGAACGTCGCGTTTGGCGGCGCGTTGCCGGTGGTCGCCGCAATGCAGTAGTAGTTGACGCCGGCGCTGACCACCAGGTCGCCCGGCACGTACGGCGTCGCGCCGTTGTACGCCGGGACGCCCGACACCGTGACGCGCGCGCCGCGGCGATAGAACCGGAAGTAGTTGTCGCTCGCCTCGATGATGAAATTCTGATCCGCGGCCGCGAACACGAACTTGAACAGGAACGTGACCCCGGCAGTCTTCGCGGTGGCCACGTAGCGGAACCCGGCCCGGTTCGCCGCGCCGCCGGTGCGACGCACGAGGAAATTCAGCAGCGTGCGCGCGGCCTGCTGATAGCGCTGGATGTCCCCGCGCGCGCTGAGGCCTGGCGCGAGCTCGCCGCCGGCGAACGCTCGAACGATGGCAGGCTCGCCCATCGTCAGCGCCCCGTGATCCAGTCGGGCTCAGTGTCGGTCGGCCGTTGCCGCTCCTGCTCGTTGGCGTGCAGCACCTTGTCCTGCGGCAGCAGGTCGCGGTATTTCGCGAGCAGCGCGTCGGCGTCCTTCTGATCTTTCCCGAGCGGCTTCGCGATCGCCGCCGCCAGGCGATAGATCAGGCACTGCCGGAACACCGCGTCCGTCACGCGGCCCGGGCACGGCACGCGTCGGAGGTATTCGACCCGCACCGGATCGGCCGCCTGCAGGAACTCCGCGGGCTCGTTCGTGTAGAGCAGGTCACGCGGCGTGTCGTCCTGCAGCACCTGGAACGCGATCGGCGTGAACGACGACTGCCGCGCGCGGCCGCCGGTGACGTCGAGCACGCGCAGGACGCGCAGGCAATCCGCCGGCAGCGCGTAGCTGTAGGTCCAGTCAGGATTGACCGGAGCGTCGGCCGTGCCGGCGACGAGCGTCAGCCCGGCGCTCGCGCTGTAGGTGCGCGCAAAGTTCCACGCGTACGCCCGCAGCACCGCGTCGACGATCGTCTTGTAGACCAGCCGGCACGTGAAGGCCTCCTGCGACGTGTCCGTCGACAGGTCGGCGAGCTGCACCGTGATGCCCGCTTCACTGAGCGCCAGGTTGCAGAGGCGCGTCGAGCTCGCGACGCAGTCCGCCGCGATGTCGGTGGTCAGGTCGCCCGGGTCGAGCGGGTTCGGTTCCGCCGGCTCCTCGACGTCGGGGTCGATCGTCGTCGGTTCGGTCCAGCCGGCCGGCTTGCGTGAATCAGCCGGGACCGGCACGAGCTCGGTGTTGATCGACCACCCGTTATTGCCCGCGGTCGCCGAGCCGTAGAACCCGAAGTACTGGTAGACCACGCCGTTCGCGTTGAGCGCCGTGCCGACCGTGAACGCGTCGACGCCGCCGGCGGTGAGGCCGAGCGTGGCATCGTTGGCGCCGCTCGAGGGGTTCTCGCTGTTGGTCCCGGTGTGACTCGGATCGCGGTGGCGCACGTTGCCCGAGCCGACGCCGCCGACGATCGCCCACATGGGGCGCAGGCCCGTCGCGCCAATCGTGATCGTGCGGCTCCCGGACCCGTCGCCGGTGTAGGTGCCCTTGAACCACACCTTGGCCTGGTCGGCGTAGCTGTTGCCGTCGTTCGTGCGGAACAAGAGAAACGGGTAGTTCGTGACGCTGTTGAAGAACGCGCTCGCGAGCGTCAGCAGCCCCGTGCCGAAGGTGATCGAGGCCGCGATCGTGGTCGCGCCAGAGATCAACGACATCGCGTCGGCGGCGTGCGCGGCTCCTTTCCAGTGCACGGCGTCCGTCGTGGTCGTGTCGTAGTTCTCGCGCCAGACGAGCGCGAACTCGGCGAGGAAGTCGACGTCGTCGAGCAGATGCGTCTGCGGCGCGTTGAGTGAGGTGCCGAGCGCGACGCCCGCGCGCGAGTAGCGCGCCGCGGGATCACAGAACGCGATGTACTGGTAGGTGGTGCCCGTCACGTTGTACTGCGCGCCGGCGCCGCCCAGGCGCACGCGGAACTGCATCTGCTGATCCGCGTTCGGGTCCGCCTGCGTGTACGTCAGGTCCTGATCGACGTCCGCAATGCCGATCTCGAAGGAGATGCCCTGGTTGTGCGAGATGTGTGACCCAAGCAGCGACGACCACACGAGCGGGCCGCCGGCCGACCCCGTCAGCGGCCGAATCAGGAGCAGGATCGGCGGCGCCTTGAACGTGATGTCCTGCCCGAGACTGTTGCCGGCGTACGTCCCGCCGACGATGATGACGGGCCCGATCGGCAGCGCCTGCATCGCCCACGGGGTGTACGGCACCCACGCGCTATGCACGCCCCCGACCGGCTGCGGCGGCACGGGATCCGCGTCGGCCTCGGGGTCCTCGTTCGGAAAGACATCTTCCTCGCCGAACGTGCCGATCACTTCGACCGTCCCGACGAGGACCGCGAGGGTTGCCAGCGTCGCGTCCGCGGCTTTGGTGAATCGGAGCTCGACGCCGGTGCCGGCGGGAATCGGCGCCGTCAACGCCGCCGGCGCGTAGATCACGCCCTTCCAAGCGAGCGTGCCCGTTTCGACGATCGTCGTGTCGACGGGTGCGCCGGCGCCGATCTTGTAGCCAAGCGCCCCGTTGACCACGCCCGCGCGTTTCGTGTAGGCATTGACCTGCAGGCCCACCCACCCGATCGCGCCCGGGAGCGCCTCGACCTGGCGCGGCACGTCCGTCGTCACGGCCGCCAGGGCGCCGCTCGTGCTGCTCGTGATGCCGGCAAACGCGATCCCGTCCGGGCGCTGCATCAGCACGCGGAAATCGCCTGTCCAGTTGCCCGAGTGACTCGACGCGAACGCGTTCGCCTTCAGGCGCACCAGACGCGAGCCGTGAATCCAGTCGATCGGGTCCGTCAGCCGGCGCCAGAACAGCGGCTCGAGGCCGGGGACGTGATTGGTGCCGTTCTGCAGCGCCTTGTAGCGCACGCCGGCGGCCGTCTTGACGACGTCGCCGGTGACGTAGGCGGTGATGCTGCTCCAGGTCGGCACCGCCGGGTCCTTGGTCGACGGGATCTTCGCGATGATGTAGTTGTCGAACGCGAGCGTGCCCGAGGTCGCGACCGCCTGCTCTTTGCCGATGCGCGACTCCGAGTGATAGCGGTTGCCGAGCACGCCGCCGGCGGCCCGCGAGCCCGCGCACAGGAGCGTGTGATTGAGATAGACCGAGCAGGTGATCAGGTCGTTGGTGCCGTCGACATCGAAGACCACGTCGACCAGGTACCGCTGCCCCACGACGAGCGTCGCGAACGTGCCCTGCAGCGTGTTCACCGCCAGGGCCGACCAGTTGCGGAAAGCGATCTGCAGCGACGGGAGGACCTCGATTGAAAAGCCGGTGCCGTTGGTCGAGAAATTGAACCCGCGCCAGAGGCCGACGGCATCGCTCGGCGCGGCGCCGACCACCGTGAAGTAGAAGCGCTCCCAGTGCCCGCGCTGTGCGAGGGTCGAGAGCGCATACGCGGTGTACTGCGTGCCCGTGCCCGTCGCGCCGGTCGACCCCGCGTAGCCGTCGATGCCCGACGCGCCGCCGCGCGAGATGAGCAGGCTGTTAGCCGCCGACGCCAGGCCCTCGAGCGGATCGCCGGCGTTGCTCAGATCCCAGCCGGTCAGCGCGACGCGCTGCGGAATCAGCGCCGGTTCCGTTTCCTCGACGACGCCGGACGGGGGCAGGCTCTCGGGCAGCGGCGAGTAGGCGACCTGCGCGACCCAGTAGAACTTGGTGTTCGAGCCGAAGATCCACCAGCCGCTCGAGCGCGTGAACGTCGCGACGTCGCGCGGGAACGTGTTGCTCGTGGTGAGCCACGGGCTCGTGATGTAGCCGGCGCCGGTCGTCGGGACCGGATCGCCGACTTCCAGAATAGGGAGCGCTGGCGGATACGCCGCGGCGTCGATCGCGAACTCAATCGCGGCGCCCTCGGGCGCCCGCAGAATCCCGATCTTGCCGCCGCCCGGGTACACGAGCACCGCGCCGGTGAGCGTCGTCGGGGTCAGCGACGCCAGATCGGCGGCGAGCTGCTCCGCGAGCGCGCGGTCGCGCAGGTGGATCGTGTATTCGAGAATCTGCGTCTTCGCCATGCGTCGCCCTCAGCGTCGAATGCCGGTCAGGTACGGCGCGCGCGGCGCCAGCACCGGATCAACGACGGACAAGAGAAAAGGGGGCGACGCTGGACTCTCCTGCACCAGCCCGTCGAGACTGCGGTTGTAGACCTTGAGGGTCACCGTGTAGGTGCCTTTGGCGAACTGGCCGATCGCGGCGCTGTACTGCACCCATCCGGCCGCGTTGGGCGTCGGGGTCACCAGCACGACGGGCCCGAGCGGGGTGGGCTGGCCGCCGTTGATGATGATGGACACCGACTCGATCCGATCGCTGAGGAACGCGCAGAAGTACGCCGTTTGCGGCGCGCCGGTTTGCACCGTGCCGCCCGACGGCGCCGCCACGTCGCAGGGGTGCGACTGCGCGGACACGCTCGGCGCGAAGATCACATGTAGGGCCAGCGTGAGCAGCAACCCCACCAAACGAGACACTTTCATTGACGTCACTCCTCGAGAAACCGAATTGCGCGACACGAGAGCGCGACGGCTCTCGACTTAGATGCCGTCGTCCGTGTTCGCGCCCGTCTCGAGCGCGCCGGAGCTCTGCGATCGCCGACCAGCGCCCTGGCGCGGGTTCTTCAGCACGACGCCGGCGCTGCCGCGCGTCTTCGGTGACGCCTCGCGCGCGAGCTCCAGGTCGTCCTTCTCGTTCGCGTCCACGGGTTCCATCCACGTGCCGATCACTTCGCCGGCCGGCAGCGTGAACGTCCGACCGGGTCGCACGCGTTGCCCGCGGAAGAATCCGAGCTGCTGGCTCACGTTGCGCACGCGGATCGCTGTCGTCGTGCGGACGTGCTTGCCGTCCCGCACGGTGTGCAGCGCGGTGCTCCGCAGCGCCTGCACGTCGGCCGACGACGGCCGATCGGGTGCCGGCGTCGCCGGCGTCGAGGCCTGCGCGCTCGCGGCGTCGCCCATGTCGGCGATCCCGGGCCCGGGCGCGTGCGGCGCGCTCGGCGCGGAGGCTTCTCTCTCTTGATTGCGTGGTCCCATCGACGGTCACTCCTCAACACGTGGGAGACGCGAGCTCGAGCCGCCCACCATGAGCGGCTCGAGCTCGACGTCGACTAGATCGCGTCCGGCAGCGCCTTCCACTGCTTCGGGTCGTGCGTCAGGAACGCGTTCGCCTTGCCGCCGGTGAGGACGGAGGTCGTGACGTTCGAGATGACGCCGAGGAAGCGCTCGTACGCCGGCTGCTCGCCCGGCAGCGGGACGACGATGGTGAAGCCGGCGACCAGCGTCGCCTTCGGGAAGGCGAACGACTTGTAGTGCTGCGTCGCCGTGCCGTCCACCGCGATCGCGGCCTGCGCGTCCGAGACGAGCTCGAACGAGACTTCGGCCGCGCCGGCGGATGTGACGGCGGTGTCGATCTGGATCACCAGATACAACGGGAGGGGCGGCGAGCTGGCATTGCGCGCAATGCCCAGGTCGTACACGTCGCCAAGCAGCGAGCGTCCCGTTGCCGTCGGGATCGTCGTGGCGTCTGCGAACTCTGTTCGTTCGTCGAGAATCATGGGTCCTGTCTCCTTGAAAAAAGTCGGTGGCGCGTCACACGCGCGCGCCACCGTTCAACACTTGGGTGCACACCGGCACGTGAAACGACCTAAGGGACGAGCGCCTCGTTGTTGACGAGGCCGTCGCAGCGTCGAACCGGGACGCCGTCGAACGTCATCACGTGCTTGCCGGCCACCTGCTCCATCTGCAACGTGGAGCTCGCGACCTTGTTGGTGATCTGGCGACGGAGGAAGGACTTGACCGTGCGGTTCGCGTAGAACGCGGGCTTGCCCATGTTCAGCGACTGCACGAGCTCGAGCGCCTGGGTCATCAGGTCGATCAGGTCCGCGCCGGTCGCGCCGGTCTTGGTGAGGTCGGACAGATCGATGTTCGCGACGCGCACGACGTAGCGCCAGTCGCGCACCGTGAGGCCGCAGTCCCACCGGTAGTGGGTGCGGTACGCCTCCATGCGGCCGCCGTTGCCATCGACGTTCTCGATGGTCACCTGGCCCTTGTCGTTCATCTGGAAGCCGCCCACGGAGCCCTTCGGGTAGATCCCGTGCACCGTGTTCTCGCCCCAGACCACGAGCCAGACCGACGTGTTGTCGGCGCCCGCGCCGCCGGCCTTGATGATGTTCTGCGCGTTCTCGACGCCCGACGTGGTGTTGAAGCGCGGCGCCAGGCCGGTGAAGGCCTCGGGCTCCGTGTCTTCGTTCGCGTAGAACAGCGAGCTGACGATCTCCTGGTTGAAGCCCTCGAGGATCGGGCGGTTCTCCGAGAGGCGGAACGCCGCGCTGTTGCCGTTCAGATCGGCGAGCGCCTTGTCGACCTCCGCGTAGTTCTCGCACATGCCGCACGAGTCGGTGACCTTCACCGACGTGCTCTTCGTGGGCTGGACGCCGCCGTACAACTTGCGCCAGGTCGGCGCCGGGATCCCCGTGCGCACCGTGGTCTGGTGCCCGGTGAGCAGGTTGCCCTCGATCATCACGAAGTCGTCGAGGACCTCGTTGGTCTGATTGAGGATCTCGATGATCGCGGCGATCTTGTTGTCCGGGCCGAGCACCTGCGCCAGGTCCAGCAGCGTCGGGTGAATCGACGAAAGGGTTGCCATCGCGTATCTCCTTGGGGCGAGGCCTCAGCGCGCCTACGAGCCGCCGAACAGGACCTCGGCGTGCGACTTGCGCGCGCCTCCGCCTGCTCCGGCACCGCCGGCGCCTGGTTGGTCTTCGCCCATCGCTTTGCCAATGCGGGCCAGCAACTTCGCCAGAGGCGGGTAGTTGCCGTAGCCGCTTTTGATGAGTGCCGTGCGGAGTGCTTTGCCTTCGGGTGTGCTCTCGGGCAGGAAGCGATCGAGCGCGCGTTTGCCATCGAGCTGCGCGCGTTCGAGGTTGGCTCCGCCTATTTCGGTGTCTGCCTCGAGCTCGGTGCGGAAGCGCTGCGACTGCGCGCTCAGGTCGTCACTCATTTGTTTGAGCGCGGCCTGCGCGGCGTCCTGCGACCACTTGTTCGTCTTCGCGATCGCGGTGATCGCGTCGATGTCGGTGGCGTCGAGGGTCGAGCCGTCCGGGAGTGTGAGCTCGTAGCGCGCCGGGGCGGCCGCGGCCGCGGCGGCTGCCGCGGCTGCTGCTGCGTCCGAGGCACTGGCCGCCTGACCTGCGCCGGCACCACCGGGCGGGTTCGCTGCCGCTGCTCCTGCAGCTGCGGCGGCGGCCGCGGCTGCTGCGTCGGCACCAGGTGCTGCAGCGGCCGCGGCGGCTGCCGCCTGCGCTGCTGCATCTGGTGCGCCTGCGGCCGCCTGGCCCGGTGCGGCTCCACCGCCCGGGCTCGCTGCCGCTCCTGCCGCCGCGTCCGCGTTCATCAACAGACCCGCCGGCGTGTGTGGAAATCGCATCGCGTCTCGCTTTCGTTCGGCCAACAAAAAAGGCCCGCCCCCGCCGTGCACGGGAACGGGCCTTCTCTTTGCGTTGGCTGGCAGCCACCGGGGATCAGCCGGGCCGCCAAGGTTGTCGACGCCTCGCGTCTACGAGGCTCGTGTGCTCACGTTGATTCGCACCGTCTTCTGTCGCACCATCGCGCGCAGCGCGACCTCGTCGCCCTTGCGCTGCGGGTGCTTCCATGCGTCGTGCGCGTCGGCCGCCGACAGCAACCGGCGCTCACCGAGCGCGGAGAAGGGGTGTCCGCAGTCGACGCAGTGCCCGACGAGCACCTTCACGTCCCGCTGTTCGACTCGCCGTTCTCTCGCGTCGTCCACGTCGCCCTCATTGCGTCGGCCTCGAGCCGCTCGGCCTCGCCGCGCTGCTGCGCCTCGTTCTGCATCTGCAGATAGAGCTCACGGTGCGGCATCACGTCGGTCGCCATCCACTTGCAGCACAGGTTATGGAGCGCCGCCTGCGCGTACACTTGCTCGACCGACCCGACGATCGCGTGCAGGTAGCCGAGCTCCGCGAGGATCACCTCGAAGAGCAGCTCGCGGCCCTCGCGCTTCGCCATCAGCCAGCGCCACAGCTCGCGACGTCTGGCCGCCCGCTGCTTGGCTTTCCGGTCGGCGAACGCGAGCTGCTCGGCGTCGATCGCGCTGTCCTGGCCGACGTCACCGTCCACGTGTCCCCCTGGTCTGCCGCCACCGCACGATCGCGCTTTCCTGCTCCGCTCGAATCTCGGCTTCGAGCCGCCCGTGCCAGTGCCGCTCGTGCGCCAGGCGCCGCGCGAGCTCGCGTTCCCAGTCGCTCACGACGGGCTGGCCGTCGTTCTCGGGCTTCCACCCGCGCGGCGCCCGCAGCATCAGGCCGCCTGACTGCCCACGCTCCGCAGCATCGCGTCCAGCGCGGTGCCGCCGCCCTGCATGGGCGTCTTGCCCAACGACTGCGCCGCGGCCGCCGTGCTCTTCGCCTGCTCGGCCTGCTGCGCGGCCGCGGCCGCCTGTTGTTCGGCGTCAGCGAGTTGCTGCGCCTCGTCGTTCGTGCGCGTCAGCTTCGGGTTCGTACCGAGCATGTCGGCGTAGTCGTCGACCGCCTGGAAGGCGTTGACCTTGTGGCGCACCATCGGGAACGTCTCGGCGAGCGCGATCGTCGATTGCAGGAACCGGTCGTGTCCGACCACACCCACCAGCTTCTGCGCCTGGGCGAGGATCGAGACGTACTCGACCTTGAGCTCCATGTTGAGCAGCTCCTCGGGCGGCTCGGGAATCGCGCCGGCGGCGAGCATGATCGCGAACGTGCGATCGATCAGCCGATCGAGCAGCTCGTCGTTCAAGCGCTCGAGCACCGGGCCGAGCGCGAGCAGCTTCTCTTCGTGGCGCTCCTCGACCTCCCGCGCGGTGATCGGTTGTCCGCCCCGCGCGGAGTACTCCGACATCGCGAGCATCAGAAACAAATCTTCGTAAAACGCGCGGCGCACGCGATCGCGCGTCTCGCCCATGTCCATCACCAGGTACTGCAGGCCCTCGAGCCGCACTTCGTGGATCGGGCTGAGGCCGCGACCCGTGCCGCCGCGTTCGTCCTGCACGTACGTGATGCCACCAGGCACCAGGCTCACCTTCTCGGTGCGGAGCTCGGGCGGCCCTTTGAGCGGCGGATCGATCGCTTTGGCGATGGCCTTGGCTTTCTGCCGCTGCTGCAGCTGCAGCCCCTTGGTGTCGCCGAGCGCGGTCATCCCCGGGCTGTCGGTGCCGTAGGTGTCTTCGCCCGTGACGTCCCACCGCGGCACGAGCACCGGGAAGGTGCGGAAGCCCCGCACGGCGAGCACCGCTTCGCTGTTGTGGAAGTCCGCGTCGGCCCGGCCCATCTCGTAGTGACACGAGTGAAACGGCATCGTGTAGCGCGCCTCGATCCGCGTGCGATCGAGCTCGCGGTTCGGGCTGACGAACCAGGTCACGTCGACGGGCGACGTGTAGTTCGCCATCTCGTACTGGTTGCGCACCTGCGACGAGACGCGGGACCAGTCAATATCGCGCGGGTTGCCGTTCACCATCGCGAAGCGCTCGACCGCCTGCTCCACGGTGAGCTGATAGTCGCGCGAGAACGTGTTGGGGAGGCCGCGCTCGTCGAGACCGGCGACGAAGCTGCCGATCGGATAGCTGTAGAAGCGGACCAGGTCCTTCGCGTCCTCGAGCGCGCCGATCGCGCCCGTGCCGAACACGCCCATGTCGCCGTAGAGCGTGGGCAGAACGTTGTACAGGTTCGATTTCTGGAGCACGTCGAGCATCCGCCGCGTGACGGTGAAGAGCCACTCTTTGACCGGCGGGTAGTCGTTCAGCTCGCGGTCCGGCGTCGACAGCTTCATCCACGGTCGCGCCGGCGACGTCAGCCCGGCGTGCAGGCCGCTCGCGAGCGTGCGCGCGGCGAATCGCGGCGCCGAGTCGATGATGTTCTGCGAGCGCCGATCGCCGCGGTTGCGGTCGGTGATCATGAACCGCGTGCGCCGCGGGAAGAAGTAGTCGGCGAGCTCTTTCCAATGCGCGTCGAACGTCGAGCGCTCGGAGAGCAGCGCTTGCTTCTGCTGCTCGTAGCGCTGCCGCTTCGTCAACCCTGACGGGTGATTCGACACCGCCGCCGTCGCGCCGTAGCCCGCCGCCATCAGTAGCCGCCCATGAACCCAGATCGGATCGGCTGAAACGCGGCACCCGCGGTGCCCGAGGCGACGCCGCGTTGCGTGCCGGCGATGGTCGTCGCCGGCGGCGTCGCGACCGTGGCCTGCTGCGCGCGCAGCTTCGCGACCAACTTGCCCATGAAGGGTCCACGGTCCTGGAGCCGCTTGAGCGCCTCGTCGAGCGGCAGACGCGTGCCGGCGCCGGCGTCAGCGCCAGGTGTGAGCCCCGTCGTTGCTTTCATCACGCCGAGTAAACTGCGTGCGCCGCCCATGTCACTCTCCGTTCGCCAGTTTCTCGATTTGCCTGGTGTTCAACGTGATCGTGTTCGGCCCGGTGTACGGCGGCATCGGCTCGACCGTGTGGAGCGTCACGTTGCAGTAGTCGGTGCCCGGCTGCACGCTGTCGACGATGCACGGCACGTTGACGCGATCGCCCTCTTGCACCAGCTGTCCGTTCTTGTCGTGTGGCACGTTCGGTCCCCTCCTACGCCGCGAGGCGCTTCTGCCAGGTCGACTCGATCGGCGCGTAGCCGCGGCGCCGGTAGAACTCTCCGAGCCGGACGTTGCCGACCGGCTGAATCATCTGCAGCCAGATCGCGCCCTGCGCGCACGCCCAGGCCTCGCCGACCTGCAGCAGCCGCACGCCCAACGTGCCCCGCCGCCACTGCGGATCGAGCCACCACATCAACTCGACGCCGGCGAGCTCACCACTCACCGGGAGCGGCGTGAGCGCGATCCCGAGCATTCCGACGATCGCGTCGGCGCCGGCGACGACGACCCAGCAGCCCCCCTGCTCGAGCAGCACCGCGATGCACGCGCCCTGCGCCTCCGGGTTCGGCGTCAGCAGGCCGCGGTAGCCGCTCTCGGCGATGAACTGCAGCCCCATCCGCACCAGGTCCGCCGTGTCGGCCGCCGTCGCCGGGCGAATGCGCGTCACACACAGACCCACACGACAAACGCCGCGAGCGCGGCGACGGGGACGAACGGCGCCCACCAGGAGCCCAGGAGCCAGCCACAGAACGGCAGCCACACGCGCACCAGATAGGCGAACACGAGCTGCTCCAGGACCCAGCCAGCCCCGTGTCGCGGGGCCTCGTCCTCGAGCGCCTCGTCGACGTCCCAGCGATTCACGCCTCGAGCTCCGCGCCCGCGAACATCTCGGTCGCGCGCTCCATCGCCTGTTCGAGACTCGGGCCCTCGGCCTCGACGCGTGCGCATCGCTGCTGCCGGCGCGCCTCGAGTCGTCCGTTGAGCTCGCGCGCGGCGCGCCGACGTCGCTTGTCGGCCGCGCGCGCCGCTTTGCCTTTGACCTTGGGAATCTCGCGGCGCAGCGTGAACCCGCCGCGGTTCATGTGCGCGATCACGTAGCGCGAGCCGTCGGAGCAACCGACCAGGGCGCCGTCGTGCAACGTGAAACTGCGCCCGTCCGCGGTGCGGACGACCTGCTGCACCTGGTGCCCCTTCGCGCGCGCCTCGGCGAGGATCGGCGTGAGCTCGTCGCGCGTGACCCGCCGCGGCATCGCGCCCGTCACGCGACCTCCGCGGGCTGCTCGATGACCCGCACGAGCTCGGTGCGCAGCTGTTGGATGCGCGCCATCTTCTCGACGGTGTTGTGCCCGGCCAGGCGCGCGGCCTTGTCGGCGGCGTCCTGCATCTCCAGCGCGGCGACATGCAGCCGGTGCGCCTCGAGCAACTCGTGCCGGATGGCGTCGATCGATCGCGCGCGTGGCACCAGGCGCAGATGCGCGCTGCCGCTGCCGCTGTTCTCTGTGGTGCCAGGCGGCTCGAGCTCGAACGTGCGCCCGTCGGTCACCGGTGCGGCGTCGCCGGCTTGCCCGGTCATCGCGAGCGGCACACGATCGGCGCGGTCGCCGAGCGTGATGGGCACGGGGTAATCACACTGCGGGCAATTCACGTGCATCAGTGGGCGCCTCACTTGAAGGGGTCGTACTCCGTCTCGACGCGCCCGCTCTGCTGCCCGGTCAGCTGCTCCATCACCTGGTTGGGCAGATCGGGCAGGGCGTACGTGCACGCGAGTCCGTCGGCGACGTCCGGCGAGCGGCCCAGACGTTTCTTGACCTGGTCCTTCTCCTCGAGCAGGAACACGCCGTTCACGAACGTGTAGGTCGGCGTGATCAACTCGGCGACGAGCTCGGGGACGTGCTCGGGGAGCGCGGTCGATCGCTTGACGGCTTTCGCCATCTCGATCCACATCTCGGCGCGCCGGTTCTTGTAGCGGGGGTTGATCGCTTTCCCGCTGAAGACGACCGCATGCGGCGACGTGCCGGCCGCGCGCAGGTTGTCTATACAGGAATGGCCCCAGTGCCCGGTGTCGTCGATCAGCTCGAGCTGTGAGCCCCACTTCTGTTTTGCGGTCCACACGCGCGCCGCGAGCTGCACGCCGTCGACGCCGCGGAGGATCACGGGGCTGTTCTTGACGCGCGCGTTGGCGCCCTGGCGCGCGAAGATCACCGAGCGGTCGTCGCCGAATCGCGCGACGTCGACGCCCAGACGCTTCTGTTGCCAGTCGTAGTCGGCGGGTGCGAGCTCGCGCGCCTGCGCGGCGAGGACCTCTTCGATCGTGAGGAGCGCGTTGATGGAGCTCGGGGGGAACTGGCCGAGGATGTAGGCCATGACCCAGGGGTTGTCGCGGCCGTACGTGGCGATCTGTTCCTGCGCCCACTCGAGCGGCGTCTGCTGGTCGCCGACCTTGACGTTAACGCGCGGTGAGTACACCCACGCCTTCGGATCGTCCGGATCGCCGGTGACCCGGATAATGCGCCACTGCTGCCGCAGCTTCGTCGCGGCCTCGTAGAGCATCCCCTCGAGGCTGATCGGGTTGCCGCCCTGCAGGACCTTGCCGAAGTGCGTATTCGGCAGCGCCTGCTCGGCCGCGCGCAGCACCGTGGTCGGAATCGCGCCGCTCTCGTCGACGAGCACCAGGACGTTCTTGCCGTGGAGGCCCGAGAACGTGCGGCCCTGTTCGTCGGCGCTGCCGCTCTTGGGCCACGCGCGCGCCGCGAGGAACCAGGTCGCCGGGTGGTCGACCTGGTGAATGCGATCGGACTGCCAGCGGAACCCGCGCGAGAGGTACTCGGAGCGCGCCTGCCACTTCGCGAACTCCGCCCACAGGTTGTCGCGCAGGTTGTCGCCGGTGATCGATGTCGCGAAGCCCTTGGGGTGCTCGTAGCCGCCGCCGTCCTGCGACACCTGCGTGCCGAGGAAATGCCACCCGCACACCGTTTCGATCGCCGTCTTGCCCGGGCCCGCGCAGGCCTGCAGCGAGAGGCGCTGCACCGCGGGGTCGGCGAACGCGACGAGGACCTCTTCCTGCCAGGGGTCGGGGGTGAACTGGAAATTGTCTTGGGCGAAGCGGCACGCGCCCCACGGGAGCTCGCGCCAGTAGGCGAGCTTCGCCGCCGCGGCGCGCTCCTCAGCGGGCGTCATCGAGCACAGGAGCGCCAGGACCAGGGCGACGCATGTCACGACGCGCCCTCGTCGTCATCGGGATCTGGAGTGTCGCTGGGCAGTGGGCCGGCGATGATGCGCGCGAGGTTCACGTCCACGGATCCGCTGTGGTCATGGGCCTGCGGCGGTTTCCCGGCGTAGTAGGCGAGCAGCGTCTGCAGCAATTTGGAATCGATTTGCAGCGTGACGATCTGGCGGATCAACAGGACGCGGAACGTCGGGTCTTCGAACGCCTCCGTGAACACCCCCTCGAGGAAGTGCTTCACGTGCTTCGTTGCTTTGTTCTGAGTTCCGGCCGTGCGGCCGCCGGTCTTGCGTCCCGCCGCCACCTGGATCAGGTTGTCGGCCGAACCGCGGCGCGCGCCTGCGCTATTAGTGCGGGGGCTTGTCGAAGCGACGGAGCCAGACGCGGAGCAGGAACTCGTGCGCCTCGACGTAGGCCACGAGCTCGCGCGTGGCCACGTACCCGCGCCACCCGCACAGATAGCAGGTCAATTCGTCAGAGGCGCTCACGGGAACCTCGCGCGACCAGAGCTCGTCGTCCCCGCACCGTGGGCAGAGCGGCCAGCCGTCGGCGCGGTACTCAGGCATCGACGTGCTCGATGAACCCCACGATCTTGCGCAGGTCCTCGAGCGACGTCTCTTCTGACTTGTAGGCGAGCCGCGTCTCGAGCTCCCCGTCGCCCCACTCGGCCATCCGTAGCGTGACGCGTCGCGCAGGAATGTGACGCACCCGGCGCGGCAGATCGTCGAAGGCCGCATGTCCTCGGCTGAACGGTGAAAAGGATTCGAGCTCGACGCGCGCCTGGTCGACCAGGAACGTGACCTCGACGCCCGGTCGCGGGTGCTGCACGTTCGACGGGACCGGCAGCCACCCGAGCAGCCTGCGCGGCTGACAGCAACACCGCACTTCGAGCACGCGATCGGGCCGCGTCGTGATCATGGATGGGCGAATTAGACCAGAAGTTGACGCAGGTCCATCCCACCGACGACGAGCTGAATCGGCTGCAGCGGGCCGTTGAAGGTGTACAGCACGAGCGTCACGGGCGCGCCGTTCTTGAGGAGCTCGAGCTCGTTCGCGTCCGGTTGCCACTGCGACAACACGCGCCCATCCGGCGTGACCAGCGTCGGCAACGGCAGGTACTGCGGCTGATCCTTCGCGTACACGACTTCCCGCGTGCCTGGCGGCACCAGGTGGTAGTCGGGCCGCACGTCGATCGGCGTCACGCCCGCACCTTCGCGCCTTTCATCGGCTTGACCTCGGCCCACTTCGACGTGTCACCCTTCGAGCGGACCATCGCGATCATCTCCACGACAAACGTCTCTGCGCCCGGCACGTAGTCCGCGCTCGGCGGCGTCGGTGGGTCGCTCTTGGGATCGCCGGGTGTGCCGACGTCGTCGCGCGCCACGCCAAGCGCCACAAGCTTCTCGACCAGAATCGACCCGAGCAGCACGACGTCGTACGACGTGTTGCCCTCGCGCTCGCGGTGCACGACGTCGTAGCCGAGACAGGTGACGCCCTCGCCCTTCGCGTACCCGCAGGCGGTGATGAGCGCGTCGATGTTCTTGCGAAGCGATTTGTCCTGCTCGATCAGGTCCTCGAGGGGCGCGAGCTTCGCTGCCAGGCGCCGCTGCTTCCGCACGAGCGGTGGGAGTGTGTCGACCAGGCGCGCGTGACGCCGGTAGGTGTTACTCAGGTCTGCGTGTGCCATCAGCTGCTCGCCTCTGCCCCTCGGGGACCTTCTCGGCTCCAGGATGCTCGAGGCCCAGGTCGGCCAAGGTCAGCCCCCGCGCCGCGAGCTCGCCGAGGAACAGGTCGACGTCGAGCTCCTCGGCCGTCGGGAAGTCCTCGCCGCAGTCCGCGCATTGCCGGCGGCGCCGGTACCGATCGCTGGTGAGGACGCCTTTCGATCGATAGACCGACGAGGTGCAGCCGCCGCACCAGGGGCAGGGTGGCTTCTTGGCGTCGCTCGCCCGCCGGCGCATCCCGCGGCGCTCGACGCCCCCGGGCGGCCCGAGCGCACGCACCCGTCGGTCGCCCTGGCGCCCCTCAGGCGGGCCCGGTGACCGGACGGTCTGGTCATCGAACCCGACGGTCCGCGCGTCACCAGGGGCCGCCTGGCGAGCCGGCACGGGCTCCCCGGCCGGCGGGTCTATCCCCATCTACTTTTGACCCAGGCGGCCCCGCGCCGCGGCCAGCTGGAGGCCGATGACCAGCTGCCCGAACTTCGCTTTCTGCTGTCGATCGTAGGGTTTACCGGTTTTGGCGTCGCCCCAGAGCTCGTGCACCATGGCGACGCAGCCGTCGGGCCACGACGGCGCGTCGAGAGACGTATCCGGTGCATGCCCTACAGGTTGGACCGTCACAGCTTGGCTCGGGGAGTGCCCGTAGTATCGACGGGAAATGGCTGAGCAGGCAGGGTCCACCCGACACAGGGAGTGAACCCCCTCGCACGCCCGGGCAGGTTAGTGCAGCAGCTGGCTCTCGGCGCTCAGGAGCGGCACGGCCGCGCCGTCCTCCGCGCACATGGTACGGTGCCGGCGCGCTTCCTGAACGAACCGTTCCGCAAAATCGGCGACCGCCTGGGCGAACGGCTGATCGCCGGTGCCCCGCGCGCGGTGCGCGTGCCCGAAGACGACCGCCGCGACCTGGCCGGCGGCCTGCGCGTAGGCGAGCGGCTCGAGGTCGCGCCGGGCGCAGCTGTCCTCGAACTCGGCCTCGAGGACCTCCTGGACGTCGTCGACCTGCCGCAGGAACTCGCCGACCGTCACAGCCCGGCCCGCAGCAGCCCTTGCTCGAGCGGCGTGAGCGCCCACTGCGCTCGCACGACATAGAACGGGCCGCCGAGGTGCGAGAGCAGCAGCGGGTCGACCGGCGGGACCGGTTCCCACTTCGCCTCGAACAGGATGTGATAGCGCGACAGGCTGCCCCGCGGCCGCAGCGCCGGCGGCACACTCGGGACCTGCGCCTTGCCGTCCGTCTGCCGCCACGGCGGCTCCGAGAACAGCACCCGCGGGTTGTGCGTCTGCTGCTGGATCGCGCCGCGCGTCGACCAGCGCCTCGGCCCGCGCGTAAACGAGACGCGGCCATCGGACCACCAGGCGTGGACGAAGGGCCAGTGCGCGCGCGCGATCGCGAGCTTGGGCAACCCACTCTCGAACAGCCCGCCCGATTGAATCGCGAGCGTCAGGTCGATCACCGTGTGCGGCCGCGTCATCTCGCGGAACGCTGTCGCCGCGAGCGTTTCGGCGCTCGTGGCCTGGCCGCTCTTCACGAGCTGCCGGTACTCGGCCCACTTCTGGTGCGCCTCCATCACCGTCGTGTTCAGCACCGCGGACTCGATATTCATGGCTCATACTCCTGCTCCCTTGGGCGGCACCGGCAGCAGCCGCTGCGACGTGAACTCGCCGCTCTGCAGCCGCGGCGCCGCGAACTCGTAGATCGTTTGATTGGTGTCGGGGACGACGATGAACCCGAGGAACTCCTGCTCGAACACCGCGATGCCGGCACGCACGGCCTCGAGCTTCGCCTTCACCACGAGCAACAGCGCGCGCCACCGCTGGCGGTCGCCCTGCGCCGTGCTCGTCTTGCTGCGCGGCAAGACGAATCGGATCTGCTTGCCCTGCCACAGAAACTCGACGCGATCCTGGAACGCGTCCCACCCGGTCGCGAACCCTTCGGCGCCGTGCTTGCGCAGCAACTGCTCGAGCTCCTGCTTTGTGCGATCGACCGGCACGCGCGTGTCCTCGGCGAAGCGTCGCGTCGTCATTCCGCCACGTCCACCTTGAGCCGATGGAGCAATTGGGCGGCGTCGAAATCGGCGTACACCGCGTCGCTCACGTGGTCGGCGGGATCGTTGAAGACGTGATCGATCGCCGGCGTGAGCTCGAGCAACGTGAGCACCGACGCCTTGATGTCGTCGATCCGCGCGCTGTGGTGCTTCGCCAGCGCCAAGAGCCCGATCAATTGCCAGTGCTCGGCCTTCGTGATCGTGGGCTTCATGGCCGTCAGATCGCGCCCTTGAGTGCGATCGCCGCGTTCGCCGTCATTACCGCCTCGCGCAGCAGCCGCAGCGAGGCCTGCTGGTCCGCGCAGATCAGTGTGTTGTCGAGAATCGTCCTCGCCAGGTCGCTCCGCGGGCGTCATCGCAGCGCCTCGAGCTGCTGCAGCGCGTGCCGCAGCCGATCGAAGGCCTCGAGGACGTCCCCACGCGCCTCCCGATAGTCGCGCGCGAGCGCGTGGAACGTCTCCAGGCGATCGTCGATCTCGACGCCGCAGAACTGCACGTCGGAGTACTGGTCCTCGGTCGGCGCCGTCAACAGCCGCACGCACTCCTGCAGGACCTCGACGCGCGCGCGCACCTTCGCCGCGTCGAACGCGCTGTCCATGTCGAACGTTGGATCGTCACCGCGCTCGAGCACCGTCACGCAGGCCACGTGCCCGCGATCGCGGAACCACTGCACGCAGACGTCGACGAACGACCGCGCGAACGACCCGGCGCCGCCGTTGTTGCCCGGGTGCCGCAGCGCGAGCTGCAGCTGCCCACAGAGCTGCAGCATCTGCTCGGGCTGCAGGACGAACGACACCTCCTGCCGCAAGCGCTTCGCGTCCGTGATCTCGATCGCCATCTGTGTGACTAACAGCTCGCTCATGGCTTCTCCTTCAGTCGACGCGGACCGCCGTCATGTGATCGCGATCGCACGGCGTCGAGCCGTAGTGCCTGATCGCGCGCTGCGCGCTCGCCCGCGAGCGGAAGACCCACACCGGCGGGTGCGCGCCGCCGTGCAGCACGTGGCGCACCGTGCACCAGGTCCAATCGCGCAAGAGCAGCAGCCGCCCGCCGCCGTCGACATTCGTCGAATGGCCGAAGACCACCCATCGCTGCAGCCTCACACGTGGTGCGGGTGTCTCGCCAGCGTCACGCCGAACGTGCGCGCGAGCTCGACCCACGCGATCGCCGCCAGGCCGTTGACCGGGTGCTGCGCCATCGACAGCACCGACAGCGCCTCGACGAGCAGCTCGGCGCTCACCTGCGCGAGCGTCGGCTGCAGGATGTGAATCAGGACCACGACGCGCTCCTCGCGCGAGAGCTGGTCGGTCGCGGCCGCGACGTCGAAGGCGGCCTGCGCCAGGCGCGGCTCGTCGTAGATCCTGGCGACCGCCGCGAAGGCCTCGCGCTTCACCTGCTCGAGCTCGTCGCTGCTCATGGGCTCACCGCCGCGGGCGTCGGCTCGGGCATCAACGAGGCCGCGTCGACGGCGCGCGTCACGATCCGATCGCCGCACCGGAACCGGATCCGCACGCGCTTCGGCGAGTGCCCGACGACGATCGCCGGGATCCGGCCGTCGTCTCTGTCGCGTCTGGCGTCCTCGTAGCCGTAGGTGCCCGTGCCCGGCAGATAGCGCACCATCTGGTGCGTCGCGAAATCCTGTGGACGTCCCTGCGGTGTGCGTGCCATCTCCGCCCTCCTCAGTTGAGCGGCCGGCCGGCCGCATCGGTGTCGAACATGAACGTGAGCTCGCGCACCAGGCGTCGCGCTGCGCGGGCGAGCTCCCGAGCGCGCACCGCGTTGTTGTGGGCGACGTTTGCCTCGATGTGATCGATCGTCTGAATCACCTTCGACCGCGACGTCGGCCTCGCGTTGAGCGCGATCGCCGCGGCGGTCGACAGCGCGCGCGCCTCGAGCTCGAGCAGCGCGTAGTCGCGCGTCCAGTCGCCCTCGAGCGGCTCGCCGCAGCGGTCACACGCGACGCGCCCGTCGCGCAGCAGGCGCTCGAGCGTCTTGCGATCGCCGGCGCCGGGCAGCTCCCACTGGTGCGCGTGGTACTGCATCAGCCGCCGACAGCGCACGCACGCGCCCATGATGAACGGCACGTGTCACCGCCCAGGTTTTTTGTATTGGTCGAGGCACCGCTTGCAGGCCGTACGGCCCGCGATCGCCGGCCGCGCCAGGCACCGCAGACACGTCCCGGTCGTGCGGGCCCGCGCCCGTCGACGTCGATTGTGCGCGCGCCACTCGGCGCGCTGCGCCTCACTGTGCATCGCTCCTCCTCTCTCGCTCGTCGTCATCCTGTGCGCGCCACCGTGCGAGCGCCAGGAGCTCCGCGAGCGTCAGCTTGCGCACATGGCTGCAGTTGAAACACAGGTCAACGTCGACGGTCAGCACCCCCGTCGACCTCGCGATCGTGAACGTGACCAGGAGCTCGACGCCCTCAACGGTGTCGCTGCAGAGCAGGCAGCGCCTCACACGCCCACGAGCGCGTCGACGTCGTCGACGACGTCGTCGAACTCGTCCTCCTCGTCGTCGCCGTTGTCGTCGTCGGGGTCGTCGTCATCGTCGTCGGGGTCGACCTCGTCGGGGTCGTCGTCGTCGTCATCACCACCAAGCCGCACGGGGCGGCCGCCGATCTCGTCGTCGTCGTCGTCGTCGTGTCGCAGGAACGGTGCGTCCATCACAGCCCTCCGTTGTCAGTGCCCAATCGGTTGCACGTCGCGCGGTGTGAGCGCCCGCACCGCGCGCGCCGCCTCCTCGAGCGTCGCGATCGCGGCCAGACGCGCGGCCGCGAAGGTGTCCCCGCGGCCGACGCTGGCCAGGTCGGCGGAGCCCGGCCCGCTGAACCGGACGTGCACTTCGTACGCGGGTTGCCGACCATCACGCCACTCGATCGCGATCGCCCTCACGGCCCGATCACCACGGGTCGTCGGGGTGCCGCCGGTGCGTGCGCAGCGCGTCGAGCTCTCGACCGATCGCGCGGCGCCGACGCCAGCGCAGTACCCGTCCCGTGAGCCACCAGGCGATCGGGAAGGTCACGGCGAACCCGGCGACCAGGCCGCCGATGAGTCGGATGGCTTCACACATCGCGCCCTCGAGCCACGATGAGCGCGGCGTCCTCGGTCGCTGCGGCCTCGGAGCGATACGGGCGACCGACCGTGAAGCTGTAGACCCACACGACACCGTCCGGTCCTCGGTCCGCACCGCGGAACGGAATCGCGATGCGCCAGGTATCGCCGACCTTGATCACGATCGCCGCCGGCGGTTCCGACCCCGAGAGTCGTGTGATGTCCATCACCGCCCCGGGATCGCACCGGCGCCCGCCTCCTGCCCGCGCCGCCACCAGCCCCACTGCACCGCGCCCTTCGAGTACGGGTTCAGCCCGTTGCTCTCGTCGCGTGCGTCGCGCGCGCCGACCAGGAACCCGGTGAAGAACGCGCGCCGCATGTTCGGCGGCCGCGCGCCTCCGCGCGAGGTCTTCTCGTCCTTCCAGGCGACGTTGATCGGCTCACACGCCGAGCACAGCGTGCACGCGGAATCGACCCACGCGCAGCCGCCCGGGCAGGCGTCGACGTCGGTGCACTTGCACCATCGACAGGTGCCTCGCTTCAGCATGTCAGCTCCGTTCTCGTTGGCATGACACCTCCCAGGTAACCGTAACCAGCCTTATGCGATCCGTCAGGAAACCCGGTGTTTCCTGGCGGGGTGTGCTGCACGATCGTGGAGTGCCGCTTTCGCCATCTTCAACATGCGCGGGCCGTGCACCGCGAGCTGCTCGGCGACGACGCGGTCGATCGCGGTGTGGTCCGGCTCTTCGTAGCGCAGTGTCGTCGCGACGTTCCGATGGCCGGCGAACGTCTGCGCGTTGCGGATGCCGACGGCGCGCGACATCAACGTGATCGCCGTGCGCCGCCCGCTGTGCGAGCTCGCCTCGTCGAGCCCGATCGCGTCGAAGCCGAATCGGAAGACCGCCTGCACCGCCTTTGATCGCATGACTGCCTCCGTTGATTGCTTGCGGAAGTGGACGACGAAGAGATGCTCGTGGTGTGGCCGGGCCACTGCGCGCAGCTGCTCGAGCGCCAAGCCGAGCGCGTTGGGGACGATGCGCAGGTCGCGGCCGCCGTAGCCGCCCTTCGACGCGGTGGCATGCAACTGCAGCCGCGGTCGCAGCTGCCACTCGGGCCCGTAGGCCATCTCCCAGCGCACGTTCCCGATCTCGACGGCGCGCAGCCCACACTCGAACGAAAGGCGCGCGATCACTTCGTTGCGCTCCGGGTACGCCGTCGACGCGCACCAGGCGATGAACGCGCGCATGTCGGCGCGCTCGAGGATCGGCGCCTGGCCCTGCTTGGTGCGGCCGCCGTTCATGACGGCTCGTCTCCATGCCGGCCGGTGCGCGGCGTGGCAATCACCTTGGTTTCGTCAGAAATCGCATCAATCGAATGAAACAGCTCGACGATGTGCCGCTCCGTCTCGCCGACAAAAATGCCGATCCGCCCGATCGGTTCGGTGAAGACGCCGATGTGCGTCTCGGAACCCAGGCTGATCGGTTCCCCGGCCTCGAGCCGGCGCACGTTCTCTGTCGTGAGGCCGATCAGCAGTAGCTCGCCGGCGCGCGCGATGATCACAGTGACTCCAGCGCGCGGTTACACGCGAACCGAATGATGCGGAGCTCACGCCGACTGAAGGTGACCTTCGACACAATGTCGAGACGCACGTCGTCGTCGCTGTGGACGACCTCGAGAATCTGCATCAGCGTCGGCCCGAGCTCGACACCGATGCGATCAACGACGTGCTGGATCGCGTCGTGGACGTCCTGCGCGTTCGCGCTCGTCCCGAACTCGGGGTCGTAGCTATCGCTGACCGGACCTGGCATCACGACCTCCCTTCGCGTCACCGTCACACCCTTCCAGGCACCGCAGCTCTCTCGGGACGTGGCCGTGTGCGACGCGCTGCACGTGGCCACACTCGAGCACCGCCAGATGCACGATCTGCTCGCCAGGCCTCGCGGCCGCGTCACGCTCCGTCCGAAACCCAATCACTGTCATCGGGGCCTCGCTGTTGACGTGGAGCGGAGCCCGGGGATCGAACCCGGTTCGTCACCGTGGACCGGTGACTGCGCACCTTTCGCGCTCCGCGCGTGTATGGCATCCAGGCGCTGGCGTCGCTCTGCGTCCAGGTTGACGCCGCAGCAGCGGAAGGCCACGGCCTCGAGCTCGATCGCCAGTTGCGCCTCGTTCGCGCCCCAGGCCCGCTGCGAGAGGCGTCTGAGCTCGTCACCAAAGTCGGTAGTCACTTCGGCCCTCCGATCGTCGAATCTGTGCTTTTCGGCAAAAGCACCGATTGAGGCGCTTTCGGGCGCGATCGACGAACGCCCCTCAGCGCGGCTCTTGCTTCGCCGAGGACGTTCTCGTACGCCATCTCGAGCGCCTCGTCATACTTCAGGCCGTACGATCGCCATGAGCTCCGGCGTAGCTGCGCCGGCGTCATGTAGGCGCGGATGCGTTCGAGCGCCAGCCGGAACCGTTCCTCGCGCGATTCCCTCATAGCTCGCCGCACTCCCGTTGAAAGAGCTGCTCGACTTTCATGGCCGTGCGCGCGGTGATGCGCGGCCGCTTGCCGATCTGTAGGCCGGTCGTCTTCGGGCCGGCGCCGAGCTTGCGGGCCAGGTGCACCGCGGCGTAGCCCTCGTCGCGCAGGCGCCGGAGATGGCGAAGCGTGGCGCCCTTCGCGACGAGATGCCCATCGCTCCGCGCGGCGTCGACGGTGACGTCGACGACGCGGCGCAGGGCCTGCGCGCGCATCCGTGGCCGCGTGCCTTGTCTCACGCCCCACAGAATCGACTGCGCGACGCTGGCGACCGCGGCGATGGACTTCCAGCCAATACCTTTCGTGGCCAGCGCGAGGATGTGCGCGCGCGCCGGCGCGCTCGAGACGATCCCGTTCCACACCTCCGGGAGCTGTAAGCGGCAATCACCGCACACGCCGCCCTTCGAGTCCTTCCGGAGATGTCGCTTCCAGCGGCACGGCGCGCCGTTGACGCCTGGGCAGGCGCGTGCGTACACGCGGGTCTTCACGTGACCACCTGGCGCGGTCCATAACTGCGGCGCGGGGCCTCCCTCTGACACGATGACGTGCTGCGCGATCGACACCGCGCGATCGGCGCGACGCTGCGCGGCCGCGCGATTCGCCGCGCGGCACGCCTCACACCGACAGCCGGTCACGTAGCGGGCCGCGGTGCCGTGTGGGTGGTTCCTGCGGATGGTGTCGATGCTCATCGCCGGGACCTCCGCTACGTGTTCGCCGCCGCCGACACGACCGTGATCTCCAGGACGAAGCACGCGAGCGTGAGCGCCAGCACGACGTCGTCGTTGGGTTCGAAGCAGATCCAGATCGCAAGGCCGAACGTGTGGCTGTCGCACAGGAACCGCACGCGGTGCATCACCGACGGTGCCTCCGACGCGCCGGCGCCGGCGTCGTCTCGAGCGTCACCTTGAGCATCCGAGCACGCGTGAGTGCCTCCTGAAAGGCGGGGTCGTCCTCGACGTGTTTGTGGGCCTTCTGTACCTGGGGATCGATCTGTTCTTGTAGTACTGAGGGGTACGTACTTGGGATCGGGGCGTTTTCCACAGGCGACAGCGTTGCACCGTCGTCACTTAGGGCAGGTGCTTTGGTGATCGAAAGATCAGGGTAGAGGGATCGATCGATCAGGGTACCTACCCTGATCGAAAGATCAGGGTTGTGCAAAACCTGTGGAAAAGTCTGTGGAAAACCCGGTAACTCACGCTGCGTCTGGAGGTTGTCGGCAAGTGTGAGGTGATACACGTTTCGACGGCCGCGGCCACCCTGATAAGTGCCGCCGCCCTCGCGTTCGACGCGGAGCCACCCACGTGATCGCAACTTCGCGAGTACGACGCGCACCCATCGCGGCGTCAGCGACATCCGACGCGCGAGGTAGTCGATCGACGGGAAGATGCGCTTCCCGTCGTCGTCGCCAATCTCGGCCAGCTCCTTCAACATGTGTCGCTCCGCGCGCGAGCACGCGCCCTTCGGCAACTCGCGGACCTTCCGACTTTGTTTGAACGACAACGCGGGTTACCGCCCTGGGCGAGTCATACGCGCGCGCCGGTGTTCCACGGATGACACGTGCACGGGCAGTTCTGCCCGCAGTAGTCGGCGCAGTGACCGCACGGCACGATGTCGGCCGGCGGCCTCGTGCTCGGCGCTGTCGATTGCGGCGCGCTCGAGGAACTCCACGCGCGCGACTTGCGACGCGCACCGGTGCCGCCGCTGTTCTTGAAGCTTCGGCCCGGCAGCTGACTGCGCATCGTCGATGCCGACGGCGCGGCCGCCGGCGCCGCCGGGAGTTGCTTGAGCCGTCGCTCGAACGCGTCGATGAGCCCGCGCATCTGGTTGAGGACATCCGCCACGTCCTGGCGAGTGATGGTCGAAGGGGGGTTGCCCTGTTGGGCCGGTAGAGTTCGTCCAACGGGCCGGCGTGAGGTCGTAGGGACAGCCATCAGCGTGCAACTCCTTCGCGCGCTACGCGCGCAGCGCACTCGGCACGGCCCACGTCGTCGGCCGTGTGCTCGAGGCGCGGGTGGTGGTGATGCGGGTGTGCACAGTGGTGGTGCACAGCGCGAGGACGGCGCGCGCCAGGTCGAGCGGCGCGTGGTGAAAGAAATCGACCGGGCGCAGCGTCTCGAGTGGGGTGACCTGTGCGGCGACGTCCGCGAGAAACTGGCGCGCGGCCTGGTCGTAGGCGGCGATGTCGATGTCCTCACGCGGGACGCGTACGATCAGCAGCTGCAGCCGCGCCGGCAGGCGATCGTCGAAGCTGACGAAGTCGCACCAGGCGGCGCCGGTGATCCACAAGTGATGCGTGATTTGCGACAGGTAGCGCCGCGGCACGCGACGCTGCGCCAGGTACCGCAGATGCGTGAGCGTGTTCGGCGCCTTGATCTCGACCACGCCGGCGAACGATCCGACGTGCCCGTCGAGTGAGCAGCCCGCGAGCAGCTCGTCATGCGCGACAAAGCCCGACGTCTGCACGGACTGGCCGGTGCGTGCGGCGTACGCGGCGCGCGCCGCCGCTTCCTTCTCGCGTCCCCGCAGCATCGCGCGGGACACGAACGCGCGCGCGTGGGGTAAGCCAGTGAGCTGCTCGAGGACGAGCTGTCGGCGGTAGGTGCGACGCGCCGCGGATTCGACATCACCGCGGCGCGGCCGCGCGAGGATGTCGTGGGCGCGCGATGCCGTCAGGCGGCCGCGGCGCGCCTGCCACCACGCGTCCGAGCGTTGGGCGCAGTCGAGGACGATCATGGCTGTCGTCGCGCCGCCGGCACCTGCGCGAGTGTCTGCTGCAGCTGCTGCTCGAGGGCGGCGACGTCGGCGGCGGTGGGTGCGACCTGCGCGACGTCGACGTCCGCGCGCAGCTGAATGGGACCGACGAAGCCGCCGGGGCCCAGGAGGTCACGACCGCTCTCGTCGACGGCCGACGTCGTCCGCGGGGGCACCGGGACCCGCAGGGACAGCCAGACTGCTGTATCAGGGGAAGGAACAGGCTCGATCGCGACGACACACCGCTCTGGTACACTCATCACAGCTCCTGTGCGCGCCCACTAGGACCAACGGTGTTGACTGCACCGCCTGGTCGGGCGCGCGGTTTTCCCGCTAGCTAGTTCCCCACTGACGATTCAACCGCTCGAGCACCGTGCGCCGGCGCAGGCGCGCGCGTACGCGGTGCCAACTGTTCGAGCACGCGAGCGTCACGACATCCGCCATCACGCGCGGACCAGCGCCGACCACCGCGTAGCCGCGCTGCAGGCGCGGCCACACGCGGAGACGCACGTTCGACACGAAGATCGACTCACGCACGACGGAGCTCCTGTCTGGCGAGCGCGCGGCCCGCCTGTTCGAAATCGGTGACGACCGCAGCGCGGGGGCGCAGGAGCGCGCCGCGCGTGAAGCGCATATGGCCGTCGCGCTTCTCGCTGGCGATCGCATTGCGACGCACGTAGCGGTAGAAGCCGCTCACCGTGCGATAGCCGAGCAGGGCCGCGCCCTCGGCGGCGGTCAGCAGGACGTCGCTCATCGCGCCGGCACCTCGATCACGATGCGGCGCTGCACGTGCGCCAACTTGCGGCGCTCGGCGAGCAGCACCAACAGCTCGAGCCAGAACCCATCCGGCAGACGAAACAGCCGCTGCAGCGAGGTGTGCTGGTTGTCGTGGTTCTCGAGCTGCCGCAGGAACAGGCTCAGGCTGATGCCCATCTTCGCGGCGGCCTGCAGCGGCGTGATGTGCGCCGCGTCGAGCGCGAGCGTCACGAGCTCGCGCACCTCACCGGACGACACCATCTGTCGTGCGGCCTCGTCGTGCGGCAGGCCTCGCTTCAGCGACTGCACTTCCGCTGCGGGGTCGCCCTGCGACACCCTGGGACCACGCTGGAAAAATTGAACGGCGCTCACGGGGTTACGCCGTGGCCTCGAGCGGACGCAGATACCGGCGCACCGAGTAGCCGAGGGCGGTGGCCAACTTCTTCGCGGTGCGGGGGGTTTGAAACGATCCGTCGAAGAAGCGCGAGACGGTCGCTCTGTCCACGCGCGCCTTGCGAGCGAGATCGGTTGACTGCCACCCCTTCGCAGCCATGTCGTGCTGCATTTGCGCAACGTCGTAAGCAATCTGTTGCATCACAACAACTATCTTCCGATCAGATCTGTTGCGATGTCAACGGCAAACTATTGCGTCGTGTTGCAGCACACCAATGGCAGTCCCGATACTGCTCGTGAATGCCCAGGAAGTGGACGGTGTTCCTGCCGAAATTCGGGGCGTTCCTCAGGGCTCTGCGTCGCGCCCGCCGCTGGAACAGCCGCGCGCAGGCGATCAGCATGGGCGAGCGTCGCGGCATCGCTGTGAGTTACCAGGCGCTGCGACAACTCGAAGAGGGCATTACGAAAAGCCCAGATCCGAAGGTGCTGAAAGCGCTCGCCACGCTCTACGACGTCCCGTACGAAGACCTCGTGCGGCGGTGCATCGAGGAAGGCTACGGCGTGACTTTGAGCGACGTGGCATCGATCCCGCACAGCCCCGGGCATGTCGCGGATGCGGCTCGTGTACGTGAACTCGAGCGCCGGGCCGAGCAATACGAACAGACGCTCGGCGAGCTCTCGGCCGTCGCCGCGAAGTTGGTCCAACTTGCCGCCCGTGGCGCGGAAGATCGTGCGCCTGCACGCCGTCCGTCCGCTCGCGGCCGCCGTCATCGAACGGGTAGTTGATGCGCTGCTCGCGGAGGAGACCGTGAACCAGGACGTAACAAACTCGGCGGCTGGTGTGCTAGGTCGAGACGCGACCTGAGAGACCTCTCATGTTTTCAAACGGAGAAAACCTGTGGCTGATCGAACAACGAAACTCCTATTAGCGGCGATCGCACTTGGCCTCTGGCTGCAGATGGGCGCCAACGTCCTCACGCCAGTGCCGGCACACGCGCAGAGCGCAGTCCGCGACATCCTGGGCGATCAGAGCTGCCGCGAGATCGCATCACAGCTTGGACAGATCAATGTTGGGGTCCGCGGCATCGAGCGCGGCCTCTCCTACGCGCAGGCGACGGACTCACTGAAACGCCGATAGCGAACAACGAATCCCTCGCACGTCGAAGGTCCATGAGCCGGAAATCGGCAGGTCCCGAGGTCCGCGTCGCCCCCAACATCTACCGCACGCCACACGGCTGGCGTGTGTACGTGAAGCGCGACGGCGTGCAGCAGTCGCGGCGGTTCCCGCCTGACACGTCGCTCGAGGATCTGCAGCGCTACGTGCGCGGGTTCAAGGAGGAGAGCGATCGAATCCATGAGGAACGCCGACGGCAGAAGGCCGACGACGCCGGCACCCTCGCCGCCGACGCCGCGCGCTACCTGCAGCTCAAGACCGTCCGCGCAATGCCGAGTTATCTCGATCGGACGCGGGAGATTCAGCGATGGATCGCCGCGTTCGGGACACGCGCGCGCAGTTCGATCACCGCGCGCGACATCGACGAGCAGCTGCAGGCCTTCGTCGACGCGGGCCTGTCAGGGTCGACCGTCAACAAACTCCGTACGGCCCTGATGTCACTGTGGACGCGCCTCGACGGGCGCGGCGCCGCCAACCCGGTGCGCGAGACGCGTGAGTTTCCCGAAGCCGGCGAGGAAGCCCGCGGCCAGGCGTACACGCTGCTGGTGCGCATCCTCGACGCGATCCCCAATCGGTCGCGGCCGATCACGGGCGTGAAGGGCTCGACGAAACGCGGGTCGCTGTCGAAGGTGCGGATCGAACTCATGTTGTGGACCGGGATGACGCCGAAGCAGATCGGCCTGCTGACGCCGGCCCACTTCTCGATCCCTGGCCAGTGGTACACGTCGCCCCGTCGCCTCAAAGGAAAGCTGGCGCGTTTTCCGCGCCCGACCATCCGCAAACCGATGACGGCCGACGCGCGGGAGGCCTTCACACGCTTCGTGAGACTCAAGGCGTTCGGCCCGTTCGATCGCCGCTCGCTCCGTCACACCTGGCTGCGCGCCGTCGCGAACGTCGAGAAGCAGGTGCGCAAGGACCTCAAGGACCCGACGTTCACGCTCCCCTGGATCCGTCTCTACGACATCCGCCACTCGTTCGGGACGGAGCTGTTCAAACGGACGAAGAACCTGACGCTCGTCGGCGAGATGCTCGATCACAGCTCGACGCGGACGTCGCTCCGCTACTCCCGCGGCGCCGTACCGACGCTGCTGAAGACCGCGATGCGCGCGTTCGAACGTGCGACGACACGAGGGCGGAACAGATAGGATTGCGGGCGATGCCGTCGGCCCACGTGAGTGCTCGAACCGCCGCCGACTTAGCCCGCGTCATTCGCGGCGGCGGCGGGACCACCTGCTGCTGCCACATCTGCGTCGACGATCCGAACTACGACGACGCGCACGTCGCGTTCTGCATCATGACAGCCGCGCGGATGGAGCACGCCACGTGCCTCCGGCTCGCGCTGACGCTCGCTCGGTGTTCGTACACCCAACGACGGAAGGTCAACCGGCTGGCGTGGGAATAGAGCCGTTCAGGCAGGGAGCCCCTTTCGCCGGCTCCCACCCCGCCAATTCAGGCCACAACGCACCACGCGGAGCCATCCGCGGCCACGGACAGCGGCCACTCTATAGGCAGAAAAGCCTAGGAAACGCTAGGAATTGAACTGGTCGGGGCGACTGGATTCGAACCAGCGACCCCCTGCGCCCAAGAGCGGCGCATGCGAGGACTTTCGAAGGAATTACAGCCGGTGGGAGCGTGAGGGAGCCGCAAATTGCATTTTGCAAATGCAGTTTCGCCTCGGGCGACGGGGTGCACGCCCGCCGCCCTGAGGAGAGGCCTAGCGCTTCTTCATGCGCGGCTTCGCCGGTCGCCGCGCGGTCGCCGACTTCCGAGTCGTCGCGCGCTTCGCGGTGCTGCGCTTGCTGTTGGTTGCTGCCATGCAACACACCTCCTGAGCGAGCAGTGTAGACGAGACGTCAACGACGCGGTGTCGGGATCGTCGTCGGGCCAGTCGGGACAGCGCGTGGCGTCAGCGCGTGGCGACATCGGTGAGCTCCCAGGCGCGCCGATAGTACGCCGCCCACGTCGCGCGGCGGGGCGCACCAGGTTTCCACGCTTTCAGGTATTGCCCCCAGGCGACCCACGGCTCGGTGCGCCGCGGCAATCGCCCGGGGAGTGTCCAGAGCAGCAGCCGCGCGAAGACGGCCGCCAGGAGGTCGTTGTGCTCGAGCGCGAGGTGGACGCTCGCGACGGCCGGCTCGTAGTGGAGCTCGCGCAGGATGCGCAGCGCCTCGGGCCGCGCGCTCGCGTGTGACAGCACGCCGGCGGTGCCGCCCCCGCGTTCGAACTGCCAAAAGCCCCGCGCGGGTCCGCCATCCAGCTGCCGGCGCTCGAGGAATCCCGACTCTTGCAGCCCGATCGCGAGCAGCAGGGCGTGCGCCTCGGGTGACGTCATCTCGCGCGGCAGGAGCTCGAGCGCCGTCGGGAGTATCCGCGCGTGCACCAGGTCGATCACCGGACCACCTCGAGCGAGGCGCGGCGCAGGCCTCGCACGGTTTGCCGGAACTCGGCGAGCGTGATGCACGCCAGGTCGTCGCGAAAGGGGTCGCGGTGGACACAGACCTGCGTCTCGGGCGGCAGCGTTTCGACGAAGACGTAGCGCGTGATGGTGGGCGGCGCCGTCGCGACCCGCAGCCGTTTCGCCGCGCCGCAGCTCGCGCTCGAGACGACGAGCGCCAGGACGAGCGCGGCCCTCACCTGTCGTCGCCTACTTCCCTGCAGGCCGTGCGCTCCGCCTCGGTCTTGACGGCCGCGACGCACATGATCCGCAGGAGCTTGACGGTGTTGATCTGCGACTGCTGGAGCCGCTCGAGCCGCAGCCCCTGCGCATCGACCTTGGCGTCGAACCGCATGACCAACAGCCCCACCAGGACGAGCGCCAGCGCCGTCCACGGGCCCCACTTCGAGGCCAGGCGCGTGAAGGCGTCGAGCGGGGGAGCCATAGATCGGTTGTCGGACGTTCCCCCGCGCAACACCCAGCCACTAATGCCCTGACAAAAAGTGTCAGGGCGCTAGACCTTGCTGACCTCCCCTTCGGCCGTGAACACGAGCGCGTTGGCCGACCCGGCGACGCCGGTGAGGAACCCGTTGGCGCCCTCGAGCCGCAGCGCCGGGCTGAAGTACATGTCCTCGGCGCTGTTCGCCGCGACGCTCTTGCCGGCGCCGACGACCTCGGTGCCTGATGCGCTCCCGCCCGTCGCGCCCTTGTAGAGCGTGTAGGTGACCGCGCCGGCCGTCTTGTTGACGATCCGAATGTGTTTGATGAACAGCACGTCGGCCGTCGCCGTGTAGCCGACGCCGCCGGCGCCGGCGGCCGCGGGCGCCACCAGGTTGCCGGCCGCGTTGGCGATGAAGACCGGCCCGAAGGTTTCCTGCTTTGCTGCACTCATGACTGCTCCTCGATATAAAAACTTCCGTTAGAACGCGTCGACCTCTGACCAGGCGACGTCGACGCCGAACGTCCACGTCGCGCCGGCGGGGAACGCATTCGCGCCGTTGCGAATCGCGAACCCTTCCTGATTGGCGAGCACGAGCGGCCAGGCCAGCCCGCCGAGAAAGTCCCCGAGCAGGTTGGTCTTCGGAACCAGATTGAGATTCGGCGCGACCGTGATCGCGCCCGTGCCGAAGGAAAACGCGACGCCCCCGAAGTCTTGCGCGTCGAACGTCTTGGTCCCTGCGGTGAGCGCGGCCGTCGTCGAGATCCCGATGTCGTTGACCTCACTCGTCGCGTGGGTGGTGCGGAGCTTCTGGTTGTTGCCGGTCATCGTGGCGCGCGTGCCGCCGCTGCCGGCCACCGTCCACGCGCGCGCGATGGTGGCGCGGAGCGCCGCGAGCACCGCGGTCGTCGCGGCGACGTTGAGCGCCGCTGAAATCGAGAGGCCGTGCACCAGGCACACGCGCGACGCCGCGGTCACGTAGCGGAACTGGAAAATCTCAGCGTTGGCGCCGAGCGACACCGCCATCGTGCCCGACTGCATCGACAGGCGGTACGCGCCGCCGGCGCCGACGGGCAGCGGCCCGCTGACCACGTGCTGCGGCGACCAGGCCATGCCGGCGCCCATGCCGACGCGCGCGATGTTCCCGGCGATGTTCGGATCGTTGATGACTGCCATGTGCTCCTGCTCCTCAGCCGCTCACCTGGTAGGCGAACGCATACATGCCGACGACGACGCTGCCGTTGGCGGAAAACCAGAACACGCGAATCGTCGCGGCATCGACGACGTAGCCCGTCGCCACGATCGCGTCCATCTCGAACTCGTCCCGCGCGTCACCCTTCGCGCTGATCACCGCGGCGGTCTGGACGACTTGCACGACCTTCCCCGCCGTTAGCCCACTGAGTCCGGTGATGTCGAAGGTCCCCGAGCGCGCGGCCGCGCCCAGGTCCTGCGTGAACGCCGTGAACGCCCCGCCGCTGCCGGCGCCGGCCGGACCCTGCGGCCCCGGAATAACCATCGGGTCCTCGGCGTACGCGTCCTCGCCGGGCGGCCCGATGAACCCCTGCAGCCCCTGTGCGCCGGTCGCGCCGGTCGATCCTGCGGGCCCTACCGGACCTGGCGGCCCTGCCGGGCCTTCGTCGCCCTCGTCGCCCTGGAATCCCGGCGGCCCGGCGATCCCCTGGTTGCCTTGCACGCCCTGACTGCCTTGCGGACCGGGCGGCCCGATCGCGCCGTCCTCGCCCGGCTCACCCTCCGTGCCTGGCGGGGGCACGCCCGTGCCCGCCGGACCCGGTGCGCCGGCCGCGCCGGCCGGTCCAGGCGGTCCCGGTGGTCCCGGTGAGCCGTCCTCCCCGGGTTCGCCCTCGGGCCCTGGCGCGCCGACACCGGTGCGCGCGAGCAGCCCCACGACGATGTCGGCGACCTTCTGCGCGAGCGGCCGCCGGTCCTGCGTCGCCGTGCCCCACTCGACGATCGGAACGCCGCGCTCGCCGCGGTTGCGCCCTTTGCGCATCAGCGTTCCGGTGCGCGGCCGGTGACGAGGCCTTGCGCGAGCTCAAGCGCGTTGTCGGGCGCTTCGTCGTCGTCCGCGAGGCCGGCCAGATAACTCAGCGGCCGTTTCGCGGCGCCGGTGGGGAGGCCGGTCAACAGTCCGATCGTGTCGAGCGCATCGCGAACCGCGCGGCGCTTCGACCCATCGCCGACAATCGCGTCGTACACCTCAAACGGCGCGCGCACCGTGGCCTCCGCCGCGCTGATCACCGGCGACGACGACATGCGATCGTCGTAGCTCGTGGCGGTCGCGTAGAAGTTGTACGCGGAGGTCAGCACGCCGCCGGGCAACATCGCCGCCACGGTGCGCACCTGTGATCCGAAGAACAGGGCGAGCAGCTCGTCGAGATAGCCGTCATCGTCCTCGTCGTCGAGCAGCCGGCCCTGCAACGCCTGGAGAATCGCTTCTGACACGACGGCGGGCAGCATGAACCCCATCGTGTAGAGGTAGACCGCGCGTCCGGCGCCCTTGCGCAGGCCGACGTCGCGCAGCAGGGTGGCGAGCTTCGACACGTTCTGGTTGGCGAGCATGTTGAAGTAGCCCGAGAACATCGTGAAGAGCCGCACGAACGGCGTCTGTGCTTCGATGCGGGCGATGTCCTCAGGGGCAAACGACCCCTGCGTCATGCGCACGGCCGCGTCCGCGCGGCGTACCGCCTCCCGCTCGTCGGGGATCTCCTCCATCGCCTGCTCGTACGCGCCGACCCAGCTGACGATGTTGATGATGTTCTGCGTCGTCGCCTGCAGCACGTAGCCGTGCTTCTGGCCGTACGCGCGGAGCTGGTCGTACTTCGAGGGGTTCAGGAGCAGATCGTCGATGTGCTGCTGGACCTCGATCGCCTGGGCGGTCACGAACGTGCGCATGAACTCGGAGGCGTTGAGCACGGCCTCGACCGTCTCCGTGTGGTGCCGCACGTAACGCCACAGCGCGTTTCGGAGATGGCGCGGCTTCACTTCGGTCGCCGCCACGAAGCCGCCCGTGAACTGCTGCAGCGTGTTCACGACGTGCCCGGCCATCATGTTGAGGCCGGTGCGCATCCGCACCATCCGCCAGAAGTTATCCGCTGGCTGCCAGGCGCCGGCGCGCGCGACGCGCTGCGACGCGGCGCGCTGGAGCCACGGGATCAGCATCTCTTTCGTGAGGGTCGGGTCGTAGGCGGCCAGGCGATCGCGGAACGCGTGGCTGAACACGAGACGCCCGACGTCCTTCACCGTCGGCTCGAGATGGATGAAGCGCAGCACCTTATCGAGATGCTGTGGCAGCAGGCGCAGGTCGAGGGCGAGCGGCTTCGCGTAGGACTCGAGACGCTGCTGCGTGAACCCGCGGCCGGTCGTCGGGAACATGTAGCTGTTGTCCCCTTCCCGCAGGTCCTGCTCCCCGCGCACGGCGGCCGCTTCCACCTGGAGCGGATCGGTCCATGCCGGCACGTAGCCGCCACGATAGCTGCCGAACGGCGTCTCGACGGGCCACTCGGTGATCTCGCTGAAGTAGTGCCCGTACATCTCCCGGTGCGCCTGCTGCGACTGCGGCTTCAGTGCCTCGTTGAGATCCCACACGGCTTGCACGAAATGCCAATCGGCCTTCGTGATCACGCCCTCGCGGTGCATCCGATCGAGAAACCGACGCCAGCGCGTCGGATCGATCGAGCCGTCCTCCTGCAGCTGCGCCCACCCGTAGCCGCGGAGCAGCTTCTGGAAGTTGCTCTCGTTGCCCGTGTGGAGCAGCGCGTGCAGCAGCGCGCCTCTGTTGGCGAACGTGAAGTGCGCCTCGCCCTCGGGCCCAGGCAGCTCCGGCGCCGCGATCGGCTGGTGCGTGAGGGTCTTCTCGATCGACTGCACCAGGTCGAGGTACTGCTGGAGGTACTCGCCCTTGTGAATCCGGTAGCGTGCCGTCGCCTCCGTGATCGGCGTGAACAAGTAGCGGCGGAACACGCCGTTCGGCTCGCCGCCGTCCATGTAGTCGACCCAGTGCTCGACACGCGTCAGCCACGCCTTCCCGCCGAGCAGCGCCTTGCCGGTCGGCGTGATCGGGGCCTGCCGAATCGGCGCGCCGAGCTCGTCGAACCGCGCCTGCAGCGCGGCGATCACCGCCGTGCGCTCGACACGTTGCCCGTCGATCACCATTTGTTGCTGACGGATCGATTGCTCCCAGAGCGCCTCGACGGCGTCGCGCATCACCTGGAAGCCTTGGAACGTGAGCGTGCCGAGCGAGTCTCCGCTCGCGCGCGCGGCCGCGATGTGCTCGCTGAGCATCTCGAAGAGCTCGGGATCGTGCCGGCGGATCAACTCGAGCGCGTCGCGCGCATCCTCGAGCCGGCGCTCGGGCCAGAAGTAGCTCGCCGCGATCGCACGCGCCACCTGGACGTAGTCCATGTTGCGGCGCTTGGCCATCGCGTCGTCGCCGCCGAACATGCGATCGAACCGCGTGCGCGCCTCATCGACGGCGTCGCGCGCCGCGACAGCCTCGCGATAGAGCGCGAGATTCACGAGCTCGTCCTGCTTGGCCTGGATGGCGTCGTCGAACTCTTGGCGCGCGGCCGTCTCGGTTGCCCGACGGCTGGCGCGACGGGCGGCCGCGAAGAAGCGATCGGGCCGAATGTCCTTCAGCCGCATCGACGCGATCTGTGTGTGCGCGCCCCGCGTGAGGGTCGCCGTGTCGGGGAGTGCCGCGCGGATCCGGGCGGCGCCGCCGCGGGCCTGCGCCTGCAGCTGCTGCACCTCCGCGGTGAGCGCATCAATCTCGACCTGTTGGCGCCCTTCCGCGATTGCGATCCGGAGTCGCGCCTC